CAATAAGAGTTGCTTCATCTGAGCTTGGATCAGCTAAAGCTTTTTCTGCAGCTTCTGTTTCATTTATTCGAATACCTTCGTTAGTTTTGATGGTTTTATTATTGACAAATTTATTGCGCTTGGTTTCATCCTTTATTCTGTTTGCTAGCACTTTATCTTCTTCGCTTAGTAATTCAAAACGTTCAGAATTGTAATCCCTTGGTATCGTTTCTTCTACCGTCTCGCTTTCTGAATCTTCAGCTTTAGACTCTTCAAGTTTTTTATTTGTTATTAAATCAGACTCTTCTACAAGCTGTTTTTGAGTAGGATTTTCAACTCCTTTAGCAGCAAGCGACTCTCTAATCTCTTGCTCTGTAGTTAAAATAGTTTCTTGAGTAGGTAAATATTTTTTGCTAATAGTATCAATCTCTTCATTGACATTTTCTAAATTGTTTTTTGCAGATTTAAGAGGTGAGTTTGTTAAGGTCTGAGCAGATTTTTCTAAAACTAAAAGCCTAGCCTTGTCTTCTTCATTTATACCAGGATTAGCTATTTCTATTTCTCTTATTAGAATAGCATCACTTTTTTTATTCTGCGATTGTACATACAGATCTTTATCGTTTTTAACAGATATTTTTACAGCAGCAATCTGATCTGGAGTTCCTGTCGCTAATAAAGTTTGAATATCTTTTCGCGTAGCCTTGCCGTCATTCATTGCGTATGACGGTGGTTTTAGTAATCCAAAACCTACTGTTATTGGTGCAGTTGCTGTTCCAGCAATACCTTCAAATCCGATCTCTGCAACGTCCATTTCTTGACCCGTCACTAGTCTTGCCGCTGCTTCACCTGTTGCTCCGCCTAGCGCCTCTACTGTACCTCCCGCTGCAACTCCCGCAAGCTTACTCCCTAATCTTGTAGCAGCTTTTCTTGTTACTCCCGCAGCCAAACCACCTGTCATGGCATCAATCGCTGCTATAGTAAACCCTCTTCCTAAAGCTCTATTTCTTATAGAGTTCATTGCTTCAGGGTCTTGTAGTATTTCTCTAATTCCCTTATCGTCAAAGTTTAAATCTTTCTTTCCAAGTTCTTCTTGCAAAAACTCTGTATAGGCAAGTCCAGTTTCTAGTGCTCCCGACATACCAGCTATACCACCCGCTATAGCCCCAGGTACAGCGCCCACCAAAGCACCTCCTCCTGCGCCAGTGGCACCAGCAGCTAGTGAAGCTTTGTTGATCATTGCTGATACGGATGAGGTAAATAATTGTGGTATAACAGTGGGGTTAGATGCCACTCCTTTCATAAATCCTATGACTCCTTTACCTTCTTTTTCATATATCCTTGAGAAGTCTTGCATCTCTTCAGAGACACCTTGAGCGTTCATATTTTGAACGGCGCTTATATACTCTTGAAGATCTTCTTGGCTTATGTCTTGTCCTTGTGCGAATAAGTTTAAAGCATCATCTACGGTGGAACCTTGAGCTTGACCTTGAGCTCCTGCACGATAAAGATCCCCAAAGAAATCGGTAACCTCATTCTTTCCAAACATTCTTTCGATAGCAGTATCTTTCTCTCCTTGAGGGTAATATCCAGGGCGTCTATTTCTAAGAAAAGGTTGTGGTGTTGGCGTTAATGTATCAATACCACTGTCTTTGGACTCCAATCCACCAGCTTCCAATTGTAATTCCGTAGTAGGGTCTTGAGCGTATACTTCTTCTTCTTTTTTTTTTAAACCATATATAGATTCAAAATCCTCTAAAGATTCTACATCATAGTTGGGAGCTATAACCTCTTCATAAAATGAAGATCTATTATTATCATCATCAAGATAATTTTTAAAGTCTTCGATGCTACCTACATCATAAGTTGAGGCTATTTCATCGTAAAGTAATTGAAGCGCTTCTTCGTTCATGATTTATTTTTTAGGTCCCTGGTAATTTTTTTTTATTACTTCCTTCCTTATCATCTTCCGAAGGTTTTTTATTGTATTGATAGAATAAATCATCATCTTCAAATACTGATTTTAAAGACTCTAAAGTTATGGGAACTCCTTGCTTGTTCAGTTGATCTATTCTTGAAATAACTTCACTCATAATGTTCTGATCCGCACTTGAAGGAATAGAAATAGCCTCTTCCATTATACTAGGAATAAATATTTTTATAGACTCGCTTTTTAATGGACCACCTGGTACTTGTAAAACATTTCCACCTTTATCTACTTGAGATATCATTTCCTTTTCTTCACTCTCATCTTCAAAATCAATTTGAACTTCATTTATATTAACATTTTTAAAAGCAGGGTTTTTATCAAATACGTTTAATATAGTTTCTTTTGTACTAATCCTTTCATCTAGACTGAAGGCATCTTCTGGCAATCCTTTCACTGTTCCTTTAGTAACTGCAGCTTGACCTTCTTCATCAAAAGTTTGATTGTATCTAGAGTTGTAGGCAACGTACTCGTCAATCTCTTCTTTACTAGCGCCCCTAGATTTCATTACATCTAAATAATCTTTTTGATAAGCAGTCATAACCCTAGAGTCTCCTTTAAGTTTTTGTGTTTGATCTAATTTATTTTTAATAAGACCTAGCATACCCTCCATAACCAATCCCTCTTGTTCATCCGTAAGCTCTGGAACCATAGTTCCTTGATCATTAGGGACCATTAAAATGTTTGCTCCGCCCTTATCTTTTTTATCGTAAACCAAAGTATAGGCTTCACCTCCATCTGTTTTTAAGGTGTCTATTAAGAAGCTCATCTTTCCGTTAGGATCTCCAGCAAAAGATGCGTTAATCTGATCCTTAAGAGCTTTTGCTTCTGGAGTAGTTGAAAGCTTACCATCTTCTCCCATTAAGGCTTCATAGGCATTCTCCTCTGTTACTAAATAGCCTCTTTTGTCTGTAGTTCCAATAAGAGTCTGTATTCTTTTACCTATTCCTTCTGCAATACTACTCGTGTTAGCATCAGAATCATATCTGTCTATAGTTTGATTAATAATATTTTTAGCTGTATTTAAACTAACTAAATCAAAAGAACTGTCACCAATTTTTACTTGCTTACCCTTACCTCCTTTTGTTAGCGCTAGGCTTACCTCTCCACTTAAGGGATTCACATAATACTTAGAGTCTTTAGGGTTTCCGAATTGCTCCATCTTAGCTAACAACTGAGCTTGTGCTCCACTAGCTTTACCCGATCTTATGTCGTCCATATGCCTGCCGTACTGTTCTTGATACTGACCTGATAAATTGAATGCCATGTCCGTTCCAGTGCGCAAGTTGTTGGTTCTGAAGTTATACTCTTGCTCTGTAATGGCTCCAGATTTTAACAATTTTAAGCTAGCAAGTTGTGTTTTCTGCGCTTGTTCAGCGTAATCAGAGATACGTCCATTCTCATTAACATACTCGCCCTGAGGCTTATCCATTAATTTGGTAATGTCATCATTAGAGGCTTGGTCTATAGCTGCTTTACGCTGAACCCTAGAGTCTGCTTCTGCTGTAAGAGAATCAGTTATGCCTTTTGATATCGCCCCCCAGTTAACCTCATTTTCAACCTTCTTCTCTGCGTACTTATAATATGATGCCATAATTTTTTATTTAAGCGACTCTTGTTTGTCCTCCACTAAAAGCAGATATGTCATTTGTTCCAAAAATTTGATTTGCAGGTTTTATCTGGTTAAACAATGCCTCTTCGCTTAAATTATTTAGGGTATCGTTTCTTATATTAACTCCCGTGTTTGTAAGGGCAGTTGTATTAGGTTGTTTCTTTTGACCATAAAGCTCACTGCTTTGATAAAGACCCATCCCTGCTTGACCTAACTGTGTAACTCCTTGAGTAATAGCTGCGTTCTTAGCAGCTGCCGCATCACGAGCCGCTAACTGAGCTCCTTCCGCCTCACCCAAATCTAAAGCTACTCTTTGACCTTGAAGTCTAGACTCTTCTCCAGCAACTAATTTTTCAAGATTTTCCATGCTTCCGATCTGTCTATTGGTAATTTCTTGCTCTGCTTTTTGAACGCCTAGCATTACGCGTCCAGCCATAGCTCCCGCACCTCTTTCTCCTTCTTGTCCTGCTTGAACTAACTGCTGACCTACTCCGGCTAAAGCGTTACGCTCTTGCTCAAAAGACTTTAGATTAATATCTAAGCCTTCGTAAAAGTTTTCGTCTAATTTTTTTCTAGCATTATTCATAGCTACATCTGCCGCAGCATTTGCCTCTTTACGCGCCTTCTCTTGTTTAGATGCGTCTGAAAAAGATTTAGCTGCTCCCGCTACTGCTAATGTTGTTCCTATAATTGCTGTTGCTGCTGCCATATTATAATACTTTTATCATTTCTTGTGTGTAGTTATCCGCTGAGGTATACCCTAACGTCTCATATGTTTTTATAAGACTCTTGTTTTTTATAAGAGCATAACAATATTTATTGCCAGTATCCTTACAGATATTGGTTAATGTGGTGATCAACAAATCTAAAGCTTCTTTGCGTTGTGGCTTCTTTTTATACTCCCTGTTAGAGATGATCCAATCTACCCAAGCTACCTTTGAATTTGTCATATATACAAAACCTGCGCAAACAGGTATATCATTATCTAAAACCATTACGCCTCCCTTGCCATCACTTGGCAGAAAGTCCTTAAGGGGTGGAGTCCATTTCCAGTCCTTCCACCAGCCCACGAGGATATCCTCATAGTCCGTCTCCCCCAATGGTCTTATGTTAAATTCCATTTAGTAACAAAGATACTAATTTTTAAGGATTGCTTTTCACTACTTGAGACTCTACAGCAAACAGCTCTGTAGCTATCGTTGCGTTGTTCTGAAGTATGAATTTCATGTAGTGTCCTAGAAGTCCATGTGACTCTGCCTCTTGATTCTTAATATATAAAATAAAAGAGTCTTGAAGTGTAGGTGCTGCGCCTCCTGCCACTAAGGCGTCCACTGTAATCCTGTTGATGTTGTTCAATAGGTCTGGTTCTATAGCAGTTATAATCCCTATTAAAGTTGGACTTGTGTAGGGAGGGTTTACTGAGTATAGGCTGTCACCTATGCTAACAATGTTTCCTATGTTTACGGTAGTAGCAAAATTTATAATAGGAATGTTTGCCGTTCCTGTAACAGATAGACTTTGTGCAATACCATTCATGGATCTCAAAGCATACTCTGTTAGTGCTGCTGGATCTCCACCCGCACTTCTTATGTATGCAAACCAGTCTCCTTCTTTCTGAACAAACCAATTTAAATCAATCAGTCCTATGTTAGGTAGATCAGTTTCTAAGGAAGCTGCCCATGCGGCATCTGCCTCTAGGTTTAGGGTTTTAAATATCTTATTAACTAAAGGGTCCTCATTAAATACACTAGTAATTTGAGAGAAACTTTGTGTGCCGTAGTAATTATTCCTAACCTCATTAGTGTTGTGCTGATAGATGTTTCCTCCCGAAAAAGAATATAAATAATTATTCATACCCGCCATGTACTCAGGAAGATAAGAATAAAACGATGGCCACCCCTTAGAGGTTTCACTGTAGGTAAGAGTATAGTCTGGCATAATAAAAATTTATTTATACAAATTTACTAAAAATAACTGACCACTTTATCTCCCCATCCATGTGACTCACTGTAAGGCCATATAAGATATCTTAAAGGCTTAGTGCCCTTCATGGATCGAACTACATTCATGTGTGAGTTGTTGAGCGATTTAAGGGTCTTTATTTCTTCTTTATTGATTGTATCGTAGTAAACAACCATTCCGTTATTATCCTCAAACACAAGCGTTGCAAATACACAATCTTCGTATAAAAAATCATGCTTATTTATTTTAACATGATAGTCTTTTAATTCCACATAAACCGAGTCACCCTCTAGCCCTGGTGTAGGTAGATTTTGCTGACACCTATTGGTTATAGTTTGATCCCTAAACTTAACTCCTGAATATAATTCATAGGCTTCTAAAGTTCTTTTTTCTCCTAAGCCATACTCTTTAAAAGTACTTTTATTACATGGACTGCACACCTCTCCGTTAACTCCTAGTAATTGCCTAACCCTGGACTTTGATTGATTATCTCTAGCACTCCAATCAGCATTATCATCCCAATGTCTTGCGCGCTTTTCACCAGTGTAGTCATGCCAAGCAATAGGTTTATTGGGAATAAACAAATCATACCCATGGGTGTAAGCTCTTACGGCTATAGAAATTTCTTCTCCATTAAAATACATTAACGGATCATGGGGGACCTCTTTACAGAACTTACCTAGTGTAAACGCAAAGTGACCTGAGTAAAATCTAGAAGCTGTAGGCTCTGATTTTTTGCCTTCACTATAGAGGCTAAACACAGGAACGCCTTGATCCCACTGCCTAATAGACATTCCGTAACTATTCTCATCTATACCTTGTGGGTAGGTAGCAGGACTATACGCAGGCGCACGAGAGGTTAGTAAAGGTTTTTTATGACCTTTTTTTATAAGACTATTTAAAGTAGCTATACACTCTTTATCCCACCCTTTGACAAATCTATGGTGCGAGTCTATTTGCAGAGTGTAGTCTTCTGATTTGTAATGTTGTTGAATTTGATTACGTGCCCAGCACACCCCTTGAGATTCATTGTGAGGTATCTGGATTACAATAAACCTTCCGTCACTAGCGAACTGATCTAGGTTATCCCACTCGTCCTCTTCAGAATACTGGTGAGCTATACATATCTTTAATCTTTCAGGATGAGCCGCTTGCTCTATAAGGTTCTTAATAGTAGGCACAAGCTCTGGATCGCGGTAGCTTGCGATTTGTACAAATATAGATTTCATTAGATTTAATTTTATATACGAATATACTAAATTAAAAACATTGAGGAGAACTACAAGCGTTTGCTGATGAAGAGACTGCGGATATATAATCTCCTTGAGACGAAACGCTTGATGGTTGTTGCTGTTGTGTAGTTCCGCAATAAATTTGACCAGTGTTTGTTCTAAACTGTATAGTGTTATTTAAGTTTAGGACATTATCCGATGATATATTCCAAAAAGTAAAAGTTCCACATTGCTTAACCGAATATATAAAAGAGGACGTGTCTTGTGTAATCGTCCCCGTTATGGTCATCGTCACATTTTGATCAGAATTAATATCAGTTGGAGCGTAAGATATATTTATACCAGTTCCTGTAAACCCTTGGGTTACTAGCACGCTAGTGTTGAAGGTTCCTGGATTAGTATCAAGGGGCGCTGGTCCAGATATAAAAGAGCTAATTATATCTCCCGAAAGGTTGTAATTAGTTCCTTCTACGCCTCCTGTTAGACCAGTTGTATCAATAGCTGTTATAGTAGCGGTTACATTTTGAGGCGTAGAGCTACAAGTCTGTGCTGCTCCTAAAGTAGATCCATTCCAATACCTAGAGGTTCTAATGCTGGCGCTTGTAAAAGTGTAAACCCCTGAAGCTGCCGCTTGTGATGTTGTACATCCTGCTTGACTTGCAAAAAGTTGCGTGGCTGTTAAAAAATTATTTGTATCTCCAAACACTACACCCTGACCACCCGTCAAACATACTGTAGTTCCTGCTGAATATTCTATTGCATAACCAAAGCATGTTGCTGGAGGATCACAAACATCACATCCGCTTGTTATATTAGTAGCATCTTGAGTTGTTGTTAAACCACTTCCACTTAACACCTTATAACAAGTTGAACCATTATTTATTCTTACAGATTCATTTGTCTCTAAGGTTGTTCCTACTGGAGTTCTAACTATTGTCGCTCCACCTCCTGAGCAAAGCTCAACATTATAGTAATTGTACTGTGGTGTTATTGGAATGTCTGAATTACATCCTCCTCCTTGAGATGATATATTACCAGCAGCAACACTACCCGTGATAGCACATACCTCTTGAGTTATTCCTGCAGATAAATTTAAATAGCTTTGTGTTCCTCCTGCGCCTGCAGAACATGTGGTATAGTATCCTGTTCCTGTAAACACGTAAGTGGTACAAGAAGATACTGCTGGACAAAAATCTTGAATAGTATTGCTTGTAGCCACCGTACTAGGAGATACTAATTTAAAGCATCCTGATAATCCTGTAATTACAATATTATCGTTTTGACTAAATCCATTTTTTTTAGTAACTAAGTTAGCAGCTCCACTTGTAGTTTCAACAACATTAAAAGAGGGCGTAGCAACCACAGCTGGTATACATGGATTAGTTCCAAGCTGACAAGCGGTATAAATAGTTCCATCATATAGACCGATATTAGCCACCACATCACTAGTACATAGTGATATGTTATTTATAGTGTAGCAAGTTCCAGATACTTTTACCGATGAGGTTCCTTGTGCAATACTGTCAAATACATTGGTAGGCGTTTTAATAATTACTTGAGCACCACCACTACAAGGTGTAGCATTCCAATAACAAAATACTTCAGGTGGTGGAGGACACCCTAAATTAACTGGGTCTGTAGGAAATGATCCAATTAAAGTTAAATTGTTATTTAATACTGAGTTAGCAAGATTATTTGAACCCGTGTTTGGAATTGAATACCCTATTGGATTAGTGGTATTTGCACTAGTATAAAATTGACCTGTTGTAGGGTCTAAATACCTTCCGTTTACTGGGGGCTTATCGTTAAGTGAATCTACAATATAAGTAAATGTATAATCCGAAGACGGAGGTACACTATTAGGGCATGGATTTAATAAGAAATATTGAGGTTCAGAAACAGGCTGAGAATTACAAATTCCCGTTATGGTTGCGGTTATCGGGTCTGTTGATCCATTATTAATTAACCAACAATTAGTGCTAAGATTTGTTGTAATTTTTTGAGTAGGCTGATAAGTATTTGTTATAGCTACAAATGCAATAGCACTAGTAACCACATCCGTAACCTTATAACTAGTATTAGCCGCAATAGGCGGATCAACAGCTGGAGGCGTACATGAAGGGCAAGCTACAGGATCTAAAAGTCTTCCGCCCACACCATTAACACAGTCAACTTGCTCTCTTGCAGTTGCTCCGCCCATTTGATAAAAACCATTGGGGGCACACGTAGTTAAGGCTTCGTCTAGGAAGACCTCATTTGCATCTGCAAAATTTATAGTGTCAATATAGTATGTACCCGCTGCTGCCATTATGTAAAATTACTTTATTTTTTTTAACATTCCCTAAATGATACTACCCTTCCTGAGTTATCTATTTGAAGCCAACCTTGCAAGAATCCTTGACCTGCTTTTTGTTCTCCCGCCGCCGGAGCTTTAAATGCAAAGTACTTGTTATTTCCTCTGAAGGGAACGCTAAAGGCTGGATTCTCAAAGAACAAAGTATCATTAGCAAAAACATTCCCTATACTTGTTACTGAAGTATATACAGAAACAGAACAGAAAGTTGTATTGTCACACAAAGGAGCTATATCTCTTCCTTGACTTGCATTACTGCTAAACATCCACACTGGAGGATCAGCAACAAGAGACGGACAATAGGTTGTGTCTTGACATCCTGAGGCTCTACCTATAATTTCTCCACTTGCACCATTACCCCAATTTATTTTTTCAATTGTAGCGCACTTACGATCACTAGTATTAGTGACGGTTAAACCTATCTCGTCATAATAAACCACATCCCCAAGACTGTATAATGCTTGAGAACTATCTGCAGATAAGAATACCCTCGTGCCATTAGCACCACACCGTATTGCTGCGTAGTAATTCTCCGTACAAGACGCTCCAAGAGTTGCTGTCCCAGTAGTACCCGAACTAAACTCACTTAAGGTTGGAACACTTTGGCTACATACCGTTTTAGGTGAATTACTTACCGTTACATTGTCTTGTGTTTCAACGCCGTTACAAGCCGTATATATAAATGTATTTGTAGGTCCTCCACAAGCTGATCCTGCAGTAGCCGTCCCGGTGTTGTTTGCAAATACCGGCACAGTAGAAGAGCAAACCTCTGGCTGTGGTGTAATTCCAATATCCAAAGTAACAGAACTTGCATTGCCTTTGCATCCAGTAAAAGAAACTACTGTTTCTGAAGCGCCCTCGTTTAGTAAAGCGTAAGTTGTACACTCTCCTGGAGATGTAAGGGTATAAGTATTACATCCTGCGGGCGTAGCTGGTGGAACTACAGTTCCCCCGTTATCTGCAACATTACATCCCACACAACAAACGTCATTTAAATCTACATTAGAGTAACATAATTGAATTTCAGTGCTATTTCTGTAGTCATATATTAAATATAAGTTGTCATTGTTAGCACCACTAGGCATAGTAAACTCAGCAAAATACTGCTGAGTATTTAAAACCTCTCTAACTGGAGTAGCTTTAGTAGATGCAGCTAATAAGCTTCTAGTATCTGACTCTAAATTTCCGTAGAAAGTAGCGCTTCTTAAGAATCTAAAATTATTTTTTCCTAACTGGAAATCGTAGTTGTCATTATCTTCAATAATTTTATTACTTATAATTCTTACAGTCGCATCTTGATTAGGTATTAAACTGCCTCCTTGACGACCCGTAAAACTAAGTCTTTGAGACACTAAAGGATTTAACGTTCCATTTAAAAACTCCATTTGATTTGATTGCGGAATGGTATTTCTAAACAAACCATCTTGCCAAAGATACTGATTGGTAATAGTTTTAGTTAAAGTAGGAGTGCTTCTATCTGCATTACTAGTTATCCCTATTTGCCAAATTGTAATTATATCTGCCTCAGGACAGTTAACAGTTACCTCTATAGTGTCTACAGTTATGCTGTTAGACGATACTGTGATTGTCATATCCTCAGCATATACTGAACCCTTAGGAACTTGCAATATCCCGTTTATAGAAGTAGTAACACTTGTGGTAGTTCCATTGTACAGAGCAGTAATGGTATACGTGTTATTGTCTGTAGAATCTTCAACTACTATTTTGTTTCCTGAAGCTGAAGCTGAATTGGTTTCTGTAATCATTTCAACTAGCCCACCGCCTACATTAGGAAAGTTTGCTTCAGTTATTACATTATTATTCCCTCCAGAAGGGATAACATACTCTATATCAACTGTACCCACTTCTTGAGTTACGTTAACACAGTAAGTAACTGATTCGCCCACGGGTATAGTAACATTGCGACTACCTCCGCATAAATCACAATTACCCGCAAACGGCAATGCAATGCTGTTAGCAGATAAAACGTATTCGTTCATATAAGGATCAAAGCCACCTATTTTTTGAGCGTCAAAATTATCGTGAAATAAATCTCTAAACCAACCGCGCATTCCTGCTTCAGATATAACGGCAAGCGATTCATTATTATAGGCGCCTCCCTTTAACTGTATTACAGCTCCTCGCTGCTCATCAGTAAAAAATTTGTCAGAACCGAAAACCGCAAAACTCTCAGGGTTTCTGCTTATACCAAACTCCTCTAACCTAGCTATTTGCTGACCCAGTACAGTAGGAACTGCTGTTAATGATCCCGTTCCTCCAGAGTCTGTCAATAAATCTTTCCCCGCTAATACATAAGAAATCTTATCTTCTTGAAGTGTAAGTATATCTGTTTGTCTAGCGTATAATTTTTGTATCGATCCAAAAGAATCTTCCAGTGGTTTAAAATTTAACAGTCCTAAGTTAAACTCATTAAGCCTGTTTATATTAGACTCATCATTATACACACCACTGTATGTTAAGTCTGCAAACCTATGGGCTGCTTGGTATTCTTGAGCAGACGTTGTTGTCACACGATTACCTAAAGCTAAAGCCTCTCCTTTTACAGAGTCTCTTATGGTATAACTCTCAACACCATTTCCAAAAGTATAACAATCAAAAAACCCTGTGTCTATGACTGCTGGTTGTTCTGTATTTATATCTTGATTACTTCGAGTTCCAATATGCTGTCCACTTTCATCTATCGGAAAAGACAAATCGTTCTCATACCACACATCAGGCAAAGCATCAGACGGAAGAGTTTCAAAAACAACAATACCTCCAGCATTAGCCCTCTGAACACTTATGTTCATCCGCACAAAAGATCCATATGCAGTGCTACGAGGTCCAGTAGCTACAAGCCATAATGAATTATTTCCACCATTAGCGGGGTCACTTCTCCAAAAATTGTAATAATTAGTAGTTTTATCCGTTTGTATATAGCCAGCACTATAAATCCATTCTCCAAAAGGAACCCTCTCAGGTGGAGACAACTCCCCTGGCTGCCCAAGTATAGGGGCTATACCTTGACCTCCTAGATACACGTTTTTAGTGTCGACGTTTGATTCTTGTCCAGGTCCTTGAGATGATACACAGTCTGTTTCTATAAGATCACCAATATTATCACCATTGAACCAATTGAAAAAACTAGTGTATGTTGTTGATGCATTTAATGGTGCTACTGGGTCATAAGTATTTACCCTACTTTCCCTTGCATCAAGACTAAAACCAGTTGGGCCTCTTCTGCTTTGTTGAATAAATATGTCTATGCCACTGTTAACCGGTATACTATAGTCTACATATGAATCTGCAAAAGCTGCAGTTGTATCTGGGTTTTCAATATTAACTAAAAAAGATCCTACTACAAAACTTCCATTTGTATTTGGCCTTGATACAGTACTTGTTTGTGGTCTTGACACAAGGTTTCCGCCAATCTCTCCGCTCACCACCAGACTAACACCACTTGGTATAATTTCCATATAAGGACCCGCTGGAACGTCTATATAGTATCCTTCTGTTATAGGGTCTGTTTTTGGCGGACCATTCGGCACTGGAATTAAAAGAAAGTCTTTAGACTTAACTGACTTATCAATAACAACTACCTCAGTGCATGAGTTAAGTCCTCCATTTGCGTCGCTTTTTACTATAAGCCTTTGACCAGACTCTACCTTAGCTGAATTCTCTCCTTCTAATAAAAAGAAATAGCTATTACTTCTAGGGTCTTTATAGTACACTTCACTATAAATAGTTTCATAAGTAGATTTGCTTGGCTTAATAACAAACTTGTAGAATTTAGCCCAAAAGGGAGCTCTTTGCAACCAGGGGATAGTTACTTGTATTTCATTCTGAAGAATTGAACTTGAGCAAGGTATTTGAACGGTATTGTTTGGACTAACTAAAGCCGTGGATGATCTTAAAAATTCATCCATGTATACTATGCCTATTTCATAATCTCTATTACTGTGCAAGCTTGTAGGATTTTCCGTGTTTCCTAATGTTGCAGTTGCGGATATAAAACCATAGTATTCGTAAACACCTCCTGCAGGAGCTGCAGGGTCATCAACAAATCTAACAGCAGGTATTTGAAGTTCTAAAGAGGTTACTCCAGGAACATTTCCAACAATTGCTATTGGATCTCCTGCGGAAAATATACCACTTGAAAATTTTGTTACCGATCCAGTTGAAGTTGTTAATGTTGGTGGAACTGAACAATTAAACTGATCTGTTAATGTGAACCCATCGCATGATGTAGCTCCAGATGCTGCATAAACAGGCTTTATATTTGCAGTCGTACCTATTGCTTCTTTAAATTCAACTGAATCAACTAGGGCATATAAAGAATCATAATTACTAGGTAATATAAAAGTAAATTGAAGATTTGTGTTTTGAGTAGTTTGCGTTGGTTGTCCTACTGTAGGATCAAAAATATAATGCTCATAAGTAAAATTAAGAAAAAAAGATGCTCCTTCAGTTAATTGTGTGTATGGATTTATTTTAGCTAAATCTATATTAACTCTAGCTCCAGGCACAAGCTGAATACTTCCAAAAGTATAACCACCAGAATTAAGAGTAGTTTCTAGGTTTGTGTTTACTACTTCACCAGTAATTAACTCTACATCAAAATCTAATATTAAAGGATCATTAAATAAATCTTTTAAATCATACCCTTCGACATAGTTACCATAGACCAATCTATTGCCCATAACAGTTTGAGCTTGAGCAACTAATGGTACGTTGTCATAAAGTCTAAGCAACTCTACCTCTGGTATAACGGTAAATATTTTGCTATTGTTAAATTCAAAAGAATAGAATTGATTATCCGCATAACCCAAACGATCTTTATTTAGCTTATCAATAACCTTGATTGTACCATCAGTAATTTCTTTATATAAAATTTGTATTGATTTTACCAAAGAACTCCCAGAATTAAAACTTACATCAACACCCGTAATTCTATTTACCATCCCTTCGTTTAGGTTGGTAGCAAAATCATATCCATAAAAAGCTGGAGCAAAAGCTGGAGCAGACCACTGTGAGGTGGCGGAATACTCATCATTTGTGTACTGATATCTATAGGCAAAACAAATAAATCGTTCCTCTAAAAAATCATTAATATTATTAGATTTACTTTTTAAAATTAACGTAGGAGCAGCAGTAGGAGGTTTTTTAATAACCATCAGCTCTTCAGCAGTTACCACATCAATATTATAAAGAGGATTAGGATAATTCTGGGTTACATTAATTACTCTTGGAGGGTTTATGTTGTCTGTAAAAAACAACAAATCATCTACTAAACTAACACCTGTTATTAGATTAGTAGGATTAAAATTTAAGGTAGTGCTTCCTCCAGAGCCATCATTAATGCTAATAACATGATAAGCTAAATTTTCTGTGGTAGGATTAAAAGAAACAATTAAATCTATTTTCCCCGTAGGTCCAATTGTAAATGCTGGATCGTGAACAAACCAGTATATACGATTGTTTTGTCCGTCTTCATACGCACCCAAACACCTAGCTTGACCACTTAATAATTCAGCCCCTGAGATTGATCCCGTCTCCTCATACTGAAGTGAAGTCATCTTGGTGTTACCCTTAGAGTTTTCTACTGAACCAATTTCAGATCCTTCAGTCGATCCTAATCTTACGTTTAATGCATCCTCATATTCGCCATTTGGTATAAGCCTTTCGTCAAGAGACTTATTCATTCTCCCTGCGATAAAATTTCTCTGAATATTTGCCATTCTATTTAAGCCACTTGTTTTGTCCTCTCATACTCATTAAAAGTCTTCCTGGATGAATATCACTTATTCTAATTTTTGCATTTCTTAATAAAGAACTTTTATCTTTTCTTGCTCTATTTATTATATATTCTTGTACTCCAAATTTATTATTTAATATTTCATATTTTACATATGCGTATAAATAATCTTCAAACATTTTATTTACACTGACAAGGGCGTCATTACCGCTCTCCATACCATCGGATATATATTCTAAAACACACTGCTCGTTTGCCATCGTAGAGTCAAAGTTTATAACACCAGCTTTTTTATTTATTCTAAAGGTGGGATTAAAGTTAGCAGTCTCTGTATTTAAACCATATCGAGTGCCTATATTATAATCTCTCCACCCGTCTGGATTGTCTGCATTTATTGGCAATGAGTTGTCTCCTGTATTATCCTTGTTAAGATATATGCTTCTTTGTGCTCCCGAAACTCTTTGAGTATCTAAAGTAGAGGTTGTTGTTTGAACCGTGCCGTTTGCATTAAAACTTAATGTACCCGTTGAACTTTGAAGGTATGATGCAGCTGAATTTACTTGTATGTTTTCCGTAAGTGGTCTTAAGAATCCATCCTTATATAGAGACACCCTCACCCAATTAACATAATCAGATGGAAGTGTAAAAATTAAATTATCAAAAACCTTTAACTCTAATGCTTTTATCTCTTTAAACGCATCGTAGTTAAGCTCTTGTATTCCTCTCTTTGCATGAAATAAAATTTTATAGCGCTCCTCGTTATTTACTAGCCCGTGGTTTCCTGAGTACATCAACAGAAAGTTATTGACTATATCAGACAAAGACACGTATTGATATGATCCCCAATTGGCATTAGAGGGAGCTGCTCCAGCATTGTCGTAATATTGATATTCAGATAAATAAGCCATTAGTTTTCTTTTTGTTCTTCCATTTGTTCTTGTTCAGCTCCAAACTGCGCTTCCTGTATATCCCTGATTGACATACCTGCATACTGTAAAATCTTAAATACCAATGAAGTTTCATCGTCTGGTGACAATTCAAAATCTTGAAAGTCAGCGTTACTCTGGTTAAAGGCAGGATCACCATTAGCCACAGTCAAATAAGTCCAATTAGGAGTTTTAGGGTATCGGATATATTGCGCTTGTACATCTGTTGCTCCATTAAATTGAGCTGGATATATAGTTATAAAAGACCCTTCTAAATTATATGCGGGATATTGAAAAGTAGGAGCAGTAAGATTTGATAAGTTTAACATAGTAATTTTACTATTAGAAACTTTCTCAGCCTCACCTTGATAGACTCCGCCGCTTGAACAAAGTACTTTATTTATTAAATAATAGTCATCTCCAGTAGTGGTTTGAGAAGGTAAAAAATACTGATTTAATAAATTTTGAGTTAATGTTTTTGTTTCGGAAAACATATCGATAACTTCTTCGTATCCTTTTCTTACATCAGCATATCCACTCCCAGATAGTCTAGCGTTTTCCTTATTAATTAATTGGTTGTATTGATAAAAGTAATCATCAAATATATCTAACTGAGCTTGTTTCGCAAATAAGTTAAAGTCAGCGGGAGATATATAGCCATAATTATTTTTATTCAGTATAGCTAGAATAGTGTTGCGGACAGAATTTATCATTGGTATTCTTTTACACAAAGATAAGCAAAAAAAAAAGAGGTCAATTTTAGTTGACCCCTCTTTAGATAATTAAGTTATTCGCTAATATTAAGCTAGTTGAATAATGCTCACAGCCATTGGGGGAGCCAAAAGAGGAGCTACATTAGTATAAGAGGATGAGAGCAGATTTTGCAATTCTCCTATTAAAAAATTCTGCATCGCCACTTGGGTTGAATCCGCAGCGTGAGTCAACTTTATACTATCTGTACTTGCAGAAGCTCCGTTATAATTTATCAAAGTTTCTGTAGTTGATGTTTGATTAATAAACAAAGCCTCGCTTGCGTTTACTAAAACCGGTTTCAATCCGGTTACTGGAAGGTTGAAATATTTTATCATAATTAAGCTATTGTTACGTTAGAGATTACTGTAGGCGCATCGTCAGTTATATCGAGTACTCCTTCAGACCACTTGCTTTGCGCTACTTCTACAAATTTTGATTGTAAATAATTTACCATGTTGTTACCACTGGAAGTATCTGCTGCATGAGTTATAGTGATTACATCAAAAGTTGCCTCTACTCCACTGTAATAAATTGAAGTACTGGTAAAGGGAGATCCGGTAGTATTACAAAAAATAATCTTCTCTGCGGGAATCATTAAATTTCCGTTTGAAGCTGTTTTTACTGTTAATAATTTTGCCATCAGTTATAAATTTTAGATGTTAATAATACTCAAAGGTACAAAAAATTCAAACGCACTATTTACATGTTCTTAACTAGTGCTGACAAATGCTTAAGAACCTCTATGCCCTCTTTAGTTTGAAAGTGTGAGGCTATAATATATATAGCGTCTTCTCCATAGGGAATATTTAACATTTTCTTTTTGTTAGACGGTGTGTTAAAGAACACTTCTTTGTTTTGATTTCTAAACTGTAAAAGTTTTTTATCAAAGAACAATTGAATATTTGCATTTAATTTTAACGCTGGGTCTTTAAGTAACATCAAAAAGTCTTTCGGTTGGCTTTTAGCAAAGACCAATATATCTCTTCTTAATTCAGCAGTTGTAATAGATGTGACATCTTGTTGAAATAAAACTCTTCCTACATTTTCTACTTGATCAACTGTTAGTTGACGTGCTTCGATTAAAGCATCTACCTCATCGTTAAGGTCTTTAACTATTTCAGCAGCGTCCTTAGCCTTGTCCACCTCTACATATACTCTACCGTTTCCGGGGTGGTATGCTAAAAATTTTTGTAATACTTGATTTTCTTTCCGTACTGTTAAGAAACCATTTTCAAATACAATTGGTTCTAGAATAGCATTATTATCTTGGTCCTCTTGAAAAGGAGAGTTTTGATTTCTTGCATATCGTAAAGCTTTGTTAGTTCCTGTCTCTTCATCAAACCACAAAAGAGGAAATCTTTGGGTATGTCTTGATGCTAGTATTAAGGATAATGGCGCAGTGTCGCGCGTGAGTTTGTAGATTTTATCTACGTATTTAGTATTAGTTTTCATTTGATTAGATTTAAATTTTATATAAAAAAAAGGGGGCTTTTACACCCCCTTAAGTAGTGTATTACTCTTGGAAGATAAAGAAGTTGTTAGCACCTAAAGTACAAACAGCTCTCTCTGACAAGAAGTTTA